CGGCCCATCAAGGTCATGCTGGCATAGGCCTGTTTCCCTGAATCTTCAAGGGAGCCGATAGCGGCAGCGACCTTCCGGAAGCGTTCGTCCGCGGACATGCGTAGCAATTGGTCTGTCGTGAAGCCCAGCCGCTGTAATTCGTTGACGACTTTGGGTGTGCCCTGCTCGAGGTTTTTGTTGAAATAGACGACGGCGCTCGCAAGTGTATCCATCGAACTGCCTGCGGAGTCAGCGACAAATCCCAATTGCTGCACCGCGTCAGTACTCAGTCCCGTCTTTTGCGATAACTCGACCACCGAGTCAGCGAAGTCAATCGTGCGGTCAATCGCGGCGGCAATCGCTGCAGCCCCTGCATAGACACCCAATGACTGTGACAGGGAATTGATGCCTTGCGAAAAGATTGATGATGCTTTACCTGCGGTCGTCGCGCCCTTCTCGTAGATTTTGGTCGCGTCGGAACTTTTCTTGCTCGCGCCCTCGATGCCCTTGAGGGCATCCTCGACCTTGCCGAGGCTCGTCTCTGCGTCATTCGTTTCCGCAGTGACGGTAATGGTGAGTTCACGCGCCATTAGCTGGACTCCTTCTTACGCGGGGCCACGATGTCATAGAGCAATCGTAACCGGTCAGCTAATTCCTCAAACTCCTCAGCCCCTAAATCTTGGGTGAGTCGGTCGAGCAACAGCGCCCCGGCACCGAGGTCTTGCGTAAAGCGATTACAGCAGGAACGATACAGCGACCACGCACGTTGGTTGTCGCCGTCTAAATCGTGGATGCGGTCAAGGAGTGTGCAGGTGCCACAGTCGTACAGGTCTGGCTCCTGCTCGACGAGTTCATCATCGGCCATCTGACAGCAGACGACGCGGCCACACGCCACCTCGTCTGCCCAGAACTCAGCCCATGCTTTCAGTTGTGCGAAAGGAAGTGTCCTTAGCGTCAGCGGACGCCACAATCTGCGACAGCCCCGCACGCCCGACAATCGCCGCTTTAATTACGCCATCAAGGCGCTGTTTATTTTCTGCCGTGCAGGACGCTGGCACACCGCCTCGCTCGACGATGCCACGCCAATCAACGATGACGTAGTCGACAAGGGCATCGGCAAACGCCTCAGGGTCAACCACATCCTCGAGACGGCGTGTGACTTTGTTGGGCACCTTGCGGCTGTGTGACTTATTGAGTTCACGCCATTTGCGCGTTGTGAGTTCGCGCAGAACGTAGACGACGGACGGGTCTGCGTCCGTCACGTCGTCCAGTTCGGTTTCCTTCACCTCAAAGGTGTAATCGTCAGACTGTAGCTGTCGTGCCATGCTCGGTGGCCTTTCGTGTGAATTAGAACGCGGCGAGTGACTGCACGGTAATACGTGTCAGTCGGAATGGATTGATGAACGTGAAACCTGTAGGCGTCGTCGCTGATGTTTTGGCAATGAACGTCGCCTGTGGCTTGACCTGCTCAGCGCCCGTCAGATTGGTGGTGAATGCCTCAGTGTCAAACTCGAGGGCCGGCCATTCAATCTTCTCAGTGTAGCGGTCGGTGCTGTTAATGAATGCGCCCTGAAAGGTCAGGTCAGCTTTCATCACGGTGTCATTCCGCAGGGCCGAGAACAACGAATTGGCCGACACGGTCGACATACGTGGATACGTAATCGTCAGCTTCGTTGTCGGGAAACCGTTGTCGCCCGGTTCAAAGATGAAGTCCTGTCCGGTCACAAACGGCGCATCCTGAGGCCGCGAGAACTCGAACGTGATGTTCTCAAGGTTAATGGCATCAGTGGCGGTCAATGACCCCGCCGACTGCACATTCATCCGGAACGTGCCCTGCTTGCGGAAGACGCGATTGTCCAGTGCCGGATACGTGGCACCATTGACCGTCGACCGCGTGTTAATCGACGAGATGTCGGTGTCGCGATTGCCCATCAACTGGAACGTGTTGTCCATCACGCCGCCATCGCCCACGGCTTTCGTGAAACCGTAGACCTTGGCGCTCGTCATTTCCTCGACGAACTGCACCTTGTCATAGGCCAGCGTGATGCCCAGCCCGTCAATCGACGGCGCAAGGTTAATGACGTGCTGCCACGAGGTCGTCTGACCCGTCGCGCTGTTGCTCAGGGTGACGGCTGCGGGTGACCCCATCGCCAACGCCTCGAGGATGTACTGAAAATCCCCATAGCGGTCACGCGAAGTCAGCGTGATGTCCTGCGCCTGAATGTCGCCCAGTTCACCGCGCCCATAAAAGTTCTGTCCAAACGACTCATCGTTCACACGCGCATACGCGAGCTTTGCACCGCCGTCGCTTGTGAAATACGCGCCACGTGTGACGCTTGCCGCCACGCCCCAACTATTCGTCGTGAACTTCGCAAACGCGGCACGTGCTTCTCTGCCTGTGACTCCAGCCATAATCGATGCTCCTATACCTGAGCTTCATAGTTAAGTGGCACCGTGAGTCGCATCGTCAAATACGATGCGCCTGTGGGTGCCGATGTCTCCCAGCTTCGTCCCGCATCAGGCACGGTATACACACCGGACGTTTCGTGCCCGTCGCGAATGATGGCGGCAATGAGGCTGTTACAATCCCCGACTAACTGCTGTGTCGTGTAGTGATAATCGGCCGCAATGTGGCGCGATATCTCGACCGTCAGCGTGTCAGTGCGGTCTTCCGAATACGCGAAGCCTCCAATGCTGGTGCCTCCGTCCATCTTGGCGCGGAAGACGGCATCGCTGCTGCCGCCACCCTGCCACATAAAGTCTTCGCTGCTGACGGCTTCGCGCCAATAGAACGGCGCCTCCACCATCAAAGACCGGACGCGATTCAACAACACATCAGGAGTCGTCGCCATCGCTTACGCTCGCTGCCATGAAAATGAAGACGCCCCGGCAGTCACATCACCCGGCGTCTGCACCGCCTCAGCATTGTCGACTTGGTCATCCACCGTGATGGTGTCAAAGTCTTTGCTGATGAGCAGCATCGCGCCCTGTAGCGCAAGTTCGGCATCCTGCAAGTAGGCGTCGGCTTTCTCCTGCCACGGCCCGCCCTGCATCGTCTGCGCTTCCCGGAAAATCAGGCCCAGCGTCCGCAGCGTCACCGGCCCGGTAAGTGCCGTGCCACGGATGCACCCAATCTGCCCACAGAACGCACCCGTCGGTGTCGCGGACAGTTTCACGCGTGCCCAATACAGCGGGGCACTACTATTCACTGTGCGAGTCACCCAGTCTTGCGGCATCTCCCAACGCACGTCGCCCCCACGCGAGAATGGTTTCGTGTTCAGGAACTGCGTCTCATTCATCGGCCCGACGGTTGTCCATGCATCCGACCAGACCTGCACCGTCAGTGTGCCAGCCGTGCTACTGACCCGGTCGAGCATCCGAATGGACAGTCCACGGAACTGCTCCGCCGAACCGATGTAGAGATAGTCATTGGCTGGTGTCGCAAACACCGACGCCAACGGCACGCCGTCGACGCCAGCCGTGGTCGCTTCACTCGTGTAGTCGGTGAAGGCACTGCCGGTAAAGCCCAGCACCTTGGCGGGGGCACGACGCGTTCGCAGACGCTCGGGCACATACCCCGCCTTTGCCAGTGCCGGGAATGCCCAGTCCTCCAATGCCTTGCGACGCTTCGACTGCCAATCGGTTTTGCCAAACTGCGTCAAGACCGTCTGTTCATAATCGACAAGGTCGCTATCGTAGACGACATCATTGGGGAACCAGACACTCATTGGTTACTCCTTCCACGGCTCCGTGTCGACTGGAGGCGGCGGGGCCAGTAGCTTCAACCACTCGCCGTGTTTCTGCGCCAACACTTTCGGCACGTCAGACAAACTCCGCACCCAGACCCGCTCTGGCTTGGCCTTGCCCTTCAAGCCCTGCACCTGCGCGGCAAACGCGAGTTCGATTTCTACAGACCCTTGCACCCGCTTGACCGCCAATTCATAGAATGGATAGGCCAGCGGATAATACTTGTCTGACGGCTCCGCAAAGTTCTGCTCGAACAATTCGATGACCTTGCGGAGATGCCCATAGGCCGTCTCCGTCAATTGCCCATGCTGTTCAGTAGACCATTGCGCGAGGTTCAAATGGTCACGCAACACCAACAGCTTGTGCAGCCGCCGCTCCGGGAACACTTCCGCGTCACGCATGAGCAAGGGCAGGTTACGCGTCAACGCTTTGTTGCGACGCACGTCCTCGGTGAGATACCCGGTATGAGCAATCTGCACGTCATTCAATTGCAACGCGGGCACGATGTCACCGTTGGCCGTATCCATCTGCGGTTGCTCGTGAATGCACCCGTAGAATTGAATGCGCGGCTGATTGCGGAAGATGCGGACGGGCGTATCAAAGGTCACCGGCATGTCCAACTGCAAGTGATTTTGTTTGACGCCAAAACCCTCGAACACTTGGCCCTCGAGATACTTGCTCAGGTGATGCGCCCCGACGAGTCGCTCATCAGTATCAATCCACATGAACCAATGCTCGCGTGCCGCTGCCATCGCGATGTTACGTGCCTCGCTGAAGCCACCACGCAAACCACCGACCGGGCCGACAGGCACGACCCGTGTCTTGGGATACTGCGCGACGATGGGCGCAAGTGCCGCCTCGCCGATGCCGGTGTCCGCAAGCACAATGTCATCAGCGATATGCCAAATGGATTCGAGGCAGCGCGGCAGGTCAATGGTGTCTCCCGCGAGGATGCCCACCGACAACCCCTGTCGCGGACGCGTGCGCCAAATCGTATCGGTCAGTGACCGCTCGCCGAACGGCTGACCGTTTGTCGTGCAGGACACAATCCAATGCCCGATGCGATGACCGCATGGCGACTGCCCCAAATCGAGTGACGACACTTGCACGTCGGCTTGCGTTGCAAATATGGCCTCGAGGTCGTCGGGCTGATAGTGATGCACATGCCCACGCTTGACCGGAATGTCTTTACTGGCGAGTTCCACGAACGGGCCAGATGGCATCGTACACACGATGCGAGCGCCCATCTGCGCCACGGCTGACAACGAGGACAGCAAACCCGTGACGCCCGCCGTGTGTTCGAGGAACTCGCCAATGAAGACCCCATCGAACGGCCCGAAGGTCGCAAGATAGGCCATTGCGGTGGCGTCGGCGGTATGTGTCTCAAAACTGTACGCCGTGACCGTGCGGAACGTGCAGCGGTCAGCCACGCCAAGCCTCTGCGCCGCCTCTTGTGCGGCACGAATATTCCCGGCGGCATAATCAATGCCGACGACATGCCGTGTCGGGTCGGCGAGGGCCAACGCAATTGCGAACGTGCCGTTCCCGCACGCGACATCAAGAATGCGCTGACGTCCTGCGAGCGCCTCGGCGACAGGTTTGAGTCGCGGGTTGTGCCGCAGTTCAATCTCTGTGTCCATGGCACGGGCGGCATAATCCTCAGCGCCTTGGTCTTTGCCATCGATGACGTACTGGCACCACTCTGCCGTCTGCGTGTCACCAATGGTTGTCGCCAGCAGTTGTGCCGCGCAGTGGTCATCTTCGTGCAGTAGCTGCCGCACCATCTCGGGCGCACGCGTGTTGATTCGTTCGGCGACCAGCGACTCGACCTGTTGTTCCCACTCCTGTGCGACACGGTCAAACGTATAGGCTTCCACGTGGGTGCGCCCCGCACGCACCATCGACCCCGTCTCACCCGTCTTGAGCAGACGCGCCACGGCCTTGACGCTTTCAGTCTGATACGCCTCGGAGTCGGCATCGCCTTTAATGAGGATGCCGTGAGGCACCGTCTCCGGCAGTGCGCCTTTATACGACCCGACAAACGGCAACCCGCACGCCTGTGCTTCAATCGCCGCGACGCACGAGGTCTCCGCAAAGTCTGCGACGCCGGGATACCACATGAGTGCCGCCTGAGAGAGTGCGGTATACAGCGCAGGTTTGCCGAGTTCACCCAGATAGGTAATGCCGCCCACCTGTGCGTTGACGGCTTGCACCTGCTCATCATAGGCGGCACAGATACGTCCCCACCCCTGTGCGTCGTACATGCTGTTATACCGGCACAGCAGGAGTTCCGCATCCGGCACAACCGCACGCAGCTTCGGCCACATCGCCAGCAGTGGTCGCAGTCCGCGTTCGGGTCGCGTGATGTGAATCACCTGACGCGGGTGACGCGGCAGTGTCGCCGGGACGAACGATGGGTCATACCCGTTCTTCGTCACCCAGCCCACGCTCGCCAGTTCAGGTACGACGCCCTCCCATTGCTGGCGGTGATACTGCGAGACGTACGCCACCATGTCGTAGGCGTGAGCAAACGCCATGGTCTGCGCCTTGGCATCGGCCCCAATCATCAAGTCCTGATTCCACAGCACACGCACTGTCGCAGGAATGTGGTGATTGAAGATGTGCGGCATCCGCAGGGCCACAAAGACATCCCATCGGATGAATCGTCCGACGTCGTGGATGTCCTGTGTGCGATGCCATGCTACGCCCCAGCGGTCACGCGTAGGCGCATCGGCATGGAGCTTCGTCGTAAAGATATGGACGCGATGTCCACGCGCCTGTAGCGCCCGTGCGAGGCCCAGACAGGCAGACTCCGAGCCGCCGAGACTCTCGCGGTTATCAATGACACCCGGTGTGAATTCCACCGAGTCAATGTGAAAGCCCCACGTGAGTGACTTAGGCCGAGACATCGGTGCCTCGCTTTGGCTTCGGCAGTCCGGCAGACGCCTTTGCCATCAAGTCGTTGTAGATGTCGAGTTTCGGCTGAATCTCCAGTCGGAGATAATCCTGCCACTTGCGTAGACTCGCGTGCCGAATGTCGGTGACATTCCTCACGCGGCAAATCTCTTCGATGATTCCGTCCATGCTGTCTCCTGTAGCGTTGCTCAGACGCCGTGTAAAAGAACCGGGTCACTCCCGCGAGTGACCCGGCTCCGTATTATCAAACGCGCAGACGCGCCATTGCGTTCGGGTGATGCACCTCGATGGTGTATTCGCCCGTCAGCAAGCCCTTCTTGTTATCGCCAGAGACGCCCATCTCGGTGTAATTGAATGACCGGCCCTGCAGCGGCACGACCTTCACGCGCTCACGCGGCACCAGCAGGAGTTCCGTCGAGGACAGCACACGCGACAGAATGACCGTCGCACGACCGAGCGGCCCCTCATACGTGCGGATGACGCGCTTGAAGAGTTCGCTCTGGTTCGAGTCTTCCACCTTGGTGTCGTTCAGGTTGGAGATGTCGCGGAAGAACGTCGGCCCCGCCACGATGGCCCAGTTCTCCGTGTCCGGCGAACCGCCCTGCCCGTAAATCTGTTCCCAGACGTTGCCGATGTAGAGATGCGGATTCGTGGCAAACGAGGTCGCGGTGACCGTCGAGTTAATCGTGGTCAGGTAGCTCCGCAGTCCCTGCATGGTGCGGGTCTGTGCGGACGAGCCGAGCGAGTTCGTGCTGTTCAGCACACCGCGCACGACTTCCTTCTCGAGCTGATGCATCATGTCGACGACGCCCTTGGCGACGGCGTTGTCATACGCATCATTGCCATACACGTTGATGGCAAGGTCGGTGCCACTGGCCGCCACCGGCATCTGGAACAGCCCGACCGTGTTGGCACGACGGTCGCCCAGACGACGCGTGTGGCGTCCATCGTGGTCGGCCCCTTCAATGCCAGCCATGCCGCGGACGTACAGCTGACCGCCAGCCGCCAGCGAACCAACAGCACCGCCGCCATACGCACGCGTCACGACGATGCTGTTGGCACCGACGATGGACGACACCTGCATGACTTCGGTCTGCGTTTCGTTTTCGAGGATGGTGCCCACGGTCAGGGCTTCACCGAGTCCGTTGACCTGCACAGCCGTCGCCGCCGTCGCGGAGTTAATCGCCGTCGACGCCACGATGTAATTGGGCAGCATGTAGTCCTGAATCCACTCATGCTTCGTCGAGGTGGCAAACACATCGCCATCGCCCAGCCAATTCAGGAACGGCGTTTCCTTCGGCGAGAGGGTCGCAATGAGGCGCGACACATCCTCCTGCACGAGTGACGCGGTAAACAAATCGTTTGTTGACAGACCACTAAAAGCCATAATCAGTCCTTGTTACTTAGTGCCGTTTGCTCGGGCACGTAGTGAACGAATGGCCGCGCCGACATTTCGCACGGTGGGATTCTCTGCCACCGCCGCGAACGCATCATCATGCGCGTCCGATACCTGCCCCATTGACTGACGCATCGCCACACCACCCTGAGCGCGACCGGCGGTTGACCGGCCTCCCTTGAGGTGATGCGGATGCGACGCAAGGTATTCACGCACCAACCCCTCGATGCTCATTGCCTTGCCATCCTGCTCACGCTTCGTGCCATCCGAGTCGCGAACAAACGGCTGCAAATCTGCATCAAGGTCGACATCCGCTCCGAGGAGCTTCGACAGTTCGGGCAAACTTTCTTCACGCGCACCGGCAGCGACGGCGGCGGCGCGAATCTCTGCACCGAGCATGTCCTTGAGCCGAGTCGTCCTCCGCTCAATTTCTTGACTGGCGGCGGTGACACGCGCCTCCGCATCAGTCAATGTTTTCTGGAAGCGTTCTTCGCGCAAGCGAGCCGCTTCCTCAAAGTTTTTATCGCGTGTGGCAATCTCTTCACGCAGCAGACGATTATCCTGTTCCGTCTGCATCAGCCGTTCGCGTTCAGCCGGGTCAACCACACGGTCGGCCAGTCGCTGTTCCGCTTTCTCGGCTCCGCTCTTATACGCCTCGCGGATGGCGCGGTCGACAAACTGCTGCAGTGGTTCCGGCAGTGTGCCAAACTTGCCCTGCTCGTCAATCTGAACGGTGACTTCTGCCATGTCGTGCTGTCTCCTACGATATGCCCAGTCGCGCTCGCAACTGTTTGTCTAACGTGTCCGCAATATAATCCACGTCGGCTTGGTTTAATTCAAAAAACTGTCGTTTGACTTTACTACGTCCGGCCCCATCGACCTGATGGTATATCGCTTTCTGCATGGGCGACAGCGCACGCGAGTCCCGCGTGAGTGTTTCTTTGCGCCCGCTAAATCGTCGACGCCCCATGTTAATCCTTGAACGTGACCGTCACGCTTGTGTTGGTGGGCGTCACCACCATACCGGTCATCATCTGACCGCTCACCTGCAAATTCACGGGTGACTTGCGAAACCCTTCACGCTCGCGCAGTTTTGCGTATTGCGGCGAGTAGGGCGCAAACGGTCTGTTCTGTCCGTCAACGCCCGCCGCGGTGCGTCCTTGAATTCGGTCAGTGATGGCAATGCCGATGATTTGCCAATCCACCCGGGTGAACCGCGCATCTCGTGCAATAGGGCCGAAGTTCCGCTTCGTCGTAATCGCCATTAGTTCGTGACCGTGCGATTCCGCGCCAGTCGTCGGCGGTCTGCGCGTCTCGCGTTCTCGCGGAGTTTGCGAATCTCGTTCATGTTGACGGCAAAATTGGGGGCGCGCTTATTCTTGCCCACAAGCGAGGTGTATTCCTCCGACACCACCGGGAGAAACGAATGTCGGCAGTTATAGCCGCCACCGGTAATAAACGGATTAGGCAATTGATTATTGTCCATCGCTTCAATCTCGGCACGGGTGTAGACCTTGCCGTATCGCTCGAGGCACCAATCACGCGTGCGGCCATCCGCAGGGCCAACATACATATACGCTTGCTCAGGGCCAAGGTCTTCGGTACTCATGGCCTGTAGCTGTCGCCCGTAAATACTCACCTGCGTATCGAACAGCGTTTGAACGTCGTTGAAATTCGTGTCAAGAACCTTTGCCAACCCTTTCAGGATGTCGTCCTGATTCCGCACGGTCAGTGACCACACCGACACGGCGGCATTCAGTGCCGTCGCAATATCCTCCGCAACCCCTAACAGGTTGGCACGGCCAATCTCCGCAAGAGCCGCGATGCGCTTCGGGTTGGGCATAATAAATGCTTGCACGCCTGACACACGGCGTTGCTTTCGCAACACTTCAGCCATGCGTTCCACCGCGTCACTGGCGGTGGTTTCAATCAGGTCGTCATAACCAGCGGCCCGAAGCGCCTCACGAATATCGGTGCGAAGCGTCAAGCCCCGCACGGCACGTATGGTTGCCGTGCGGTCTTTGTCGAGGGCGTCACGTAAGACAGGCAGCAACGCCCGGTCTGATGCGCGGAGAACATTGACCAGTAACCGCGCAAAGTCATCGCTGATGTCCTGCGCGACGGCGGCAATTGCATTCCCGGCGCTCTCAGGCGTTGCCATTCGTAGAACCGCTTACTTCTTCTTCGGCTTCTTCGTCATCTTCATTGGCGTCCTCCTCTTCGAGTGTGGTTAACCGCTGCGTCAATGCCTCAACGCTTGCCTGTCGACGTGCCGTCGCAGACTCTGTGGGCGT